CATCCTGGCCACGATAAACCGTGTAGCAGCCAGCAATACGAGGCCAGAACCAGCCTAACGTCAAAACCGTGCCAAGCTTAAAGGCATTGGCGGTCATGCCGGCGAACAGAGCATCTTTCAAGAACTTTACATCCATCAGCTCGGCGTCCTCGTAATTGTCGACTCGCCATCGGTCGGCGTGTGCGTCAGGAGGGGCGTCGCCCCGTCATTGTCATAATAAACAACGGCACCTGTACTTTTGGTTTGGACAGCTTTATTTACAATCACCTTCGACGCTTTTGCATCAGAGCGGTTTTCAATCGAAAACGTTGCAAGAACGGCATTAACTGTTTGGCCGTCAATAACCGCCCCGTCCAGCCACACTTCGTAATCGTATCCAGGCTGGTAATTAACGTGAGCACTTGTGTCGATTATACATTCGTGAAGTCCCGTGTCGGGGGTGTCTTTGTTATCTGTTATACCGGCTGCAATTTCCGTGCCACCGCTGCGGCGTATCTTAACAGTTCCGTCAGTCGCCCGCGTGATACTTGCACCATCCCTGTTATTGGTAGACCACCCAAAAGTGACGGTCGCGTCTTCTGCAATATCGCCCAAGTATTTCATGTAACCAGCCCTTTCCCAATTAAACTATTTCTTGCCAATGACCCACCGACCAAAGGACGAACCCCACACAAGATTTCTCGACCATTACTCTCATTCCGGAGCCAGAGAATTTCTTCCTCTGATAATTTATCATTAAAGACCATCATAGAATCAAGCAAACCTAAGAAATAACTGCTTGCTCCATAAGTACCAAAATATGCCGTTCCCCCATTTGAAATATCGCCAGTTACCGAGGAAATATCAAGATGATTATCTTCGTCAGCACCATCCAAGTATCCTCGAATCTCATCATTAGCTACATCTACAACCATAACAATATAATGCCAATTTCCGCCTGCTATATTTGTCTTGATTATATCCTTATTAGTTGCCATATTGACACCATCACCATAAAAACATCGGATTCCACCACTATCGTGCATATGAATTTCAAAACCTCTGGTACCAGACCTCTTATGATAAATTCTCCTTCCTGCTGTCAGGGAACTTGTGTTTATTAAAAAACAAAACGTAAACGGTGAACTGCCATCAAAATCTAAGTCAGCGGGCGTTCCAAGATTTACACTTCCCGCCCCGCCAAATGTACCACATCGACCTATCTTACCTTCGGCTGTTGTAGCATCACCAACTCGTACACCGTGATTATTATGGCCAGAACTATCTATGACCTCGTCTGCATCGCCTGCCCAACTTGCCTCATTCATTCGCCATAAGCCAACACAATTAGCATATCCAGGCGGTGTCGGTACAACCTGGTAAAGTTCTACCTCAAAAACTTGTATACCACCTTCAGCCGCTCCAGAACCCAAATATGTAAAGGCCACTCTAACTGCTGTAACTTGGTTCAATGGTATTGCATATTCGTTCCAAGCATATCCGTCCATCCCAGACCCAAAATAAACATTGTGCCAAGCATCTTCATAATAGGCATCAACGTTTATTGCAAAGCCTGCGTCATCAACCCAAGTAGGTTTTATACGTATATTATTGCACCAAGTTGGAGAAATTGTTACCACAAGTGGGTCGGTCTCTGTCAACTCAAAAGGGTTTGCAACATATGCAAATGTAGCATCAGGGTTACCATCAATGGCGAACCCTGGAAAAGACCAACCTCCACCAGTACCGTCCGTTCCAGTTGGTGTAACCCATCCACTCATTAGACATCTACCTCAAAGTTTAAGACCTCATTACCAAGATTATCTCGAATAGCCTCGTCTGCTTCGTGGATTGCTAATACTTCTGCTGCCTTAACTGCTATTGCATCTTTGACTGCCTGTTTTGTAGTCGGCCAAGCAACTTTCATCCCAAACGTAGGCCACGAAGGATATGCCGGAAACTTGACATCAAGGTATAAGAAGTCACCACGCTTACGAATCTGACTTCGCTGTACTTGTACTTGCATAGTTTTCCCTTTCCATAAGAGCAGAACATTTACACTTTTTTAGCCCAGGTAACTGTTAGTAATCACTGGTTGGCAGCTTTATGCGTCAGCAATTTTACCAAACACCTCAACCGTTGCAGTGCATGCACTGCCGGCAGCCGTTGTCACATCGATAACAAAAATCTCAGCGGCGGTGTACTCGACAATAGCCGGCGGCGTGGCGTTAGGTACCGGCTGGATTTTACCGGCCTTGCCTGCAGCACTAAGATTCGACAGTGTCTGTGAGCCGACGAAGTCTGTCTTGGCACCGCTCTGACCAAATGTTACTACCGCATTGCCGGCGTCTGCGGATAAGTTCCGTATTTTTACGTGGTCCACAACCAACTTCTTGCCGGTCGGTACCGTGTACAAATTCGTGGAAGCTACGGCGTTAAGGTCCACCGAATCCACGGCGGCCAACATCATTACACCTTTTTCTTTTGAGTCCATTTACAAGCTCCTTAATAAGTCAAAACCTCGTTTTCGTATGTCAATACATCGCCTTCGTAGCATAAGATTTGCTCGGGCGTATAGTCCGGAATGTACTGCATGAATGTCTGGCCTCGCAGATCGCGGACGGCGGTTATGTTGCCGTCGCTGTCGACGTCGATCTCGGCCAGCTTGATATGTTCGTAATCGGGCCATCCGGTACCGTCGATAGCACTGCCTATCGTATTGTCGGTATTCATCCAGATGTACGTAGTGTCGTTGTCGGTCGGATCGACTGCGCTGCCGGCGGTGTAAGTTTTAACCGTGCCTTTGAAAAGGTATTTGCCACCTCGTACGTTAAAGGTAGTTGCTGAAGGGCAGTAAACGCCGAGGGCAGTTGCCCAGTTCAAAGCGTTAAGAATGCCCCATATCATCTGCTTGTGATCTGCGATAAAATTCTCATCGTTTTCGGGGACAAGTTCGAGCCCAAGGGTACTTAAAGTAGTGTCTATATCGGCCTCAGCCGGATAACCTCCTGTCATTGCCATGATGTAACTCCTTTCTTAAATGTAGGCATTCTCGATTGCCTCGCTCTCCTTTAGTGGCTCCAGGTTAAGATCGTCTATCACAATTTGCATATTAAGTTTTAGTGCCATCACCACGAGTTGGGCAAGGGTCGGCAGTGCGTCCTTGTCTACCGGCCAGCCTGGCGGCAACTCAAAGCCGAGGCCAAGCAACCTGTAATCAGGACTATGGCCCCGCCTGTCCATCTGCGAAGCGATCTGATTGTAGAGTCTTAACCGGCATTCCGGTGCCAGGTCAAGACTTACGATCTCGAGCTCGTGTGGCAACGGCTTTAGCTCGCTTTGGTTTTTTCCTGAAGATTCTGTCATAATTCTCGCCGTACTTTTTCCAGTCGACTTTGCGATATGTATCGCCTTTGCCCATTCAGTTACCTTTTTCGCTTGCTCCGCCTTTTGCCCGTTTTCAAACGCGATACTGCGGCTGCAAGAGTCGCGTTATCATCCAGCATCTTAGACATCTGTTTATTGCTAAGCTGTCTGGCCTTGGCTCGGATTCTGTTTAAGCCTTTGGTTGTCACTATATGTACCGGTAAAAAAAGTATCTTCATTTTCCCAACCTATGCCATTGCCACGCTTGCGACCCCGCAGGAAACTCGCTCAGTAAACAGCATTCCCTGTCCGCGTGAATTAACTAACATCCTCTTTTGCCTGTGCGTTTTACCTAAAATCTGCTTTGCGTCAATCTGCCGACCTTCCAGGTAACCTTTGTACAACTCCGCATCGGTTGTCAGAAAATATCCGCCCTGGTTAGTCGCGACTATCATCGAGCCGTTGACATCCCGCAGGTGTTTTATGATCGCCCGCACATGGCGACGCTGCGTTTCCCTGCAGCCGGCCAGGCCCAGCTCAGCCGCCAGGTCCGCCGCGACGATCGGCGAGTCCGCCGATTCGAGAATCCGCAAACACTCCGCCGCTTCGCAAGTTGTTATGTTCGGCTTAGTCACTCAATACCACCTGCCGCTTAAAATCGGATAATCATAATGTCGCCCTCTCGAACGAGAAACTACCCCTGCCCAGTAGCGTAATCTTTTCAATGTGCGTACTTGTGGCAATAGTCCATCGAGCTTTTCAACCGGCCAATAAAGAAGCTGGTAAAACCACTCACGCACCCCCCTTATCTTGTACAAGCACCATCCGCAAACAGCTCCACGCGGTAACCCGTTCATTTATTCACCTCCTAAATTCGTATCTCGTGATTCGTATTTCGTATCTCGGCTCGGAGCAGGCTCACCCGGAGGTCTAATTTCCAACAAGTATAATTTTTGCAATGCCCTGCCAATAGGAGTGCTGTAACCGAAGTCACCCGGAGCCCCAAAAGCCCCATGGATCTGCATCCTGAGTTCAACCTTTAATTGATCCGAGTAAGACTCCCCTTTGCGACTGTCGAGTAAAAAGGTGTTTATCCCGACCGCTCTTCTTGCAACCTTCGCCCAAAAATACGTCTCGCCGCATTCTTTTGTCTCTTCGCAAATAGCTGCATCAAGTTCTATAATAACCTTTGTAAATTTATCTACTGTTGTCTTTCCCATCATTCACCGCCTTTTCCGTATTCCTCTAACCTGTTACTCCACGTAATCCACGGCTTCCGGTAAATCGGGGTCGACGAAAAACACCTCCTTGTGTTTTCGCGTCGCCCCTACCTTGGCCAGTTGCCCATCCGTGAGCCTGGCCAGAGCTTCTTTGTCCACCGTCTCTTTTGTATGGATAAATCCAGCCGCCCTGGCTTTGCTGAATACCTTTTTTATGAGATCGAGCGTGGTTTTCTTTACGCTGATAGCCGCCTTGCTTTTACGCCAGCCCAGGCAGCCAAAATTGAGTTTCCTGCTTTGGCTGTTTTTGAAGTCCCCCTTGTTGGCCGTGGCAAAGGCCTCGAGGCTTCGAGCGTAAAGTTTTATCGCTTCCTGGCATGGCTTGACAGTGCCGGCAAGCTCGGCCCTGGTCTCGTTGATATCATCGTTGGCTTTTTCTTCAGCAGCCTTTATCAGTAGTTGAAGATCGCCGATTTCCCGAATGTAATCATCGGCCTTTTCCCAACTGCCTACTGTCAAGACGCCTTTAGGCAATTTGACTCGTCTTGTCCTCTTTGCCATCCGTAGCTACCTCCATGTCCTCTTTGATTTCCTGCAGGTTCGAATACTCTTTGCCTGTTTCGCGGCCGAGTATTGCCTTTAACGCCTCGATGGTTTTGTGTGCGAATTGGGGTGTAAGCGAGGCGACGTCTTTTATGAACCAACCATCCTTTTCGGTCATTCTTTTTATAAAGCCCTCGAGGTGTTCAACGCTCCAGCCCAGGTCCTCGGCTAAATGCCGTATCGCTGACTGCTGGGCAAAGCTGGCCAGCTCCCCTTGTTTAGCGACCCGCTGACGATAATAGTCTTTGGGTTTGCCCGGCATTCGCCAGCCGTACGATTCGCATATAGCAAGCAGGTCTTCCATTTGCCAATTATTTAGCTGCCTGCAAGTTGTTACCTTACGGTCATCTGGCTGTTTGTACTGTCCGAGCAGCAGCCGGTACCTGCCGTCGAAGTTAGCAGTTCGCAAACCGGCCTTCCTAACGGCTGTTTGAATGAGCTTTATTTGGTTATTATTAAGCATTTAATAAGCCTTTTTATGAGCTTTTTTGTGGTCCTTTTTACGAGCTTTTATCCTTGCCCACATCTCTTTGCATAACTGTTCTGTCGTGGTACAGCGGAGTATAAAACACAGATGCCACCTTTCGGCCATACCGCAGCAGGCCAGGTGTATTTTAAGTCCGCTGAGCATTTCGCACACCGGCACATCCAGATGCCAGTCAACTCTTTCTATTCCGGTTCCTATCATTTCAGCTTTTCTTCTCTGTCAATAACGCTGGATACGTATTTATCAATATCAGGCACCAACTGCTGAACCAATTTTTTGTAAGCTGCCTGCTTCGACCGCCCTACCCCTGTTAGAAGCCAGTGCAGGTCAACTTCAAATTGCTCGGCTAAAGCAACGAACACTTTGACGGACGGCAAAGCTTTGTCTCTCTCGTACAAGCTGACCATCCTGCTGGACTTTATGCCTATCACTTTCGCTAATGACACCTGTTTTAATCCGTGTCCTGTGCGAACTTTTTTTAATCTTTGCCCTATCGTTGTCATGCTATCCTGCCTGCTTCGCGGGTTGTTCTTTTTCTGTTTCCTCTTTACCGCCCTGCCTTACCGATATCGGGAGGTACGCCTTGACCGGCAAGCCAAGACATTCGATCGCACCAATGATTTGATCCACGCCGATCGGCTTTGACTTATCGACATTCTTCGCAACGTGCAGCGTTGTGATAATACGATTGCAGGTCCGCAGCCGACCGGACTGCGGAGTCGAAGCGATGTTTTTCAACGCGGCGACTGCGTTGGTTGCAAGACGAACCCCGCCATACTCAAACAGTTTTCGAATATCCATTGCTGTGTACAGCCCGCCGTCTCCGCCCTTGTGGGCCGCGAGCTCGTCCAGATTGAGAATGCAAAGCAACCGCGACCTGAACTGGTCGAGCGATTCAAAGCCTCGCCGAGTAGTCGGAAGCATAACGGTTTTGAGCAGATCCGAATTGGCCGACAGGATAAGCGGACAACAACAGCGATCCACAATAACCGTCCGCAACTGGCTTAACTGCCTGACAGTTAGGGCAGAGGCCTCGTCAATCATTACCACAACTTCCCTGTTCTGCAGATTAGTTATAATCCGCCGGGTAACATTATCCATTGACCCGGAAGTGTCAATCCCTATTTGCGCAGCAATCTCCGAGAATACGCGTGTTGCGCTCATGGCGTTGTCGAGTACAATGTAAACAGTATTCTTATGGACCGCTGCGTATTCCCGCAGGCACACACTTTTACCGTGCCCGCTGTCACCTACGATAATAGATATCGCCCCTTCGGTTTCGTTGCTAAACGCCCTGGTCTGTTTGATTACAGTGTCGATACGCTTGGCAACATTCGTTTCCACGAACTCCCGTTTGCGAGCGTGCCTTGACCTGCGATCGACCGTGTTAATAAGGTCGGTAATTTTAATTATCAGCGTTCTGACATCACCTTTGTACTTATCGGCCAGGAACTGGCTTATAACAGAGGATGTAACGCCCACTTTTCTTGCGATTGTAGCCTGTATATAATCGTGCCGCTCCATAAAGAGTCGGAGCTTCTCGACTGCCTGTTGGATATCAGCCTTTGTCATTTTTTCCGGAATCCTTTCACTAATCCACTGAGCATCCTGCTCAAGTCCCGTTTGGATGCTTCTGTCAGTCATCGAATAATTTTAATTTCACTCCTTTGTTTTTCGGTATCATTGAATCGAAATCAACGTCCAGAACAGTACTAACCGATTCGCCCCCGGCGGCTTTTCTGACCGCCTTGACAGTCTCCTGCCTCGAATGCTCGGCTACCTGGCCATCCAGCGGGGTCCTTACGGGCCTGAGCGTCTGCATGGGTTGCTCTTTTGTTTCAGGCTTTTTGCGGCCTTCCTGCATCGCAGCGATTGTAAGTGACGTCAGGTCCATATTTGCTGTAAGCCGCGAATCGCGGAACGCCTTTGCTATTCGCAGGGCCTTCGATTTTTGTCGCATCGCCTCCCGTAACGATTCTTCGTCAACGCTGTCACCGTACTGGATAAGCCGGTTCTGCTCGGCCATTGTGATGAGCTTTAGTGTCACTGCATCGTACACGTAGACCTTACGCAGATCGTCCGGATCGTAAGCGACCCTCACCCTTCTGTCGAAGCGGCTCAACACCTCCAGATCGTATTGGCCGTAGAACATACCTTTGAAACGGACTCCGTTTTTGCCGATCTTCAGTTCCTTACTCCAGCCGCGAGCTACCAGGTCAAGGACGCCATCCTGCAGTACTCTCCTCGAGCATCGAGCAGCGAAAACTTCCGCCGGCGACTTGCCGTTCATTCCGGACCCGCTGTGTGCGGTATTGTTGTAGGCGTCTATGTACTTATCCACCAGCTCCGTAAAGCTGTCCAAATCATAGGCTTCGTTTAAGGCCTTTTCGCTCTTGAGCAGATCGTTTAGGTAGTCGGGCTTGCGGTTGGTATCTTTGCCGCAATATGTTGCAAAAGACTTCGTGAACTGCTTATCCATCGTGTCAAACCAGCGTTCGATGTTTTTGGCTTGCGGATGGTAGGCTATGGCGAAGGACACTCCGATGTCCATCATTGCGTATATCCCTGCAACCATCTGCTCGTCGAGGTATCCTGCCTTTAACGCCCTTCTTTTGGCCTTTGTTGTCCCTGTCCACATCTCGGAATCGTAATCGCGGCCGTTGTCAATCTTGACCGAATCCGGCGGACCGTATTTGGCGATACCTCTTTTAGATGCCCGCAAAATCGTGGTCTGGTTAGGTGATACTGAAATGTCACGGCCTACGATATTGCGGCTTCTCATATCCAGCCAGGCTGTAATCCACGGACGAAACCACCTGCCTCGATGCCGAATCCAGCAATTAAACTGCGAGTGATCGCCGACCCATATTTGCCCGGGTGCAACGCTGTCGGGGTCTACCTGGACATAAGATGCACACTTCGCCTCATAAGCAGCCATCCCTTCGCGGAGTAATATCTGCGAGAACAGGGGTATCTGTGTCTGAACGTATTTGTACATAAAACGCAGCTGTGGAATCTGCCAGTTGCGTTTTTCGCTGGTATTGATATAGCTTATGTTCTGCCAGCAGGTTTTAACGCTTCGGCGTTGCTGGGTAAGGTACATGCTCTTGAACATCTCGAAGGCTTCCGGCGATATAACCTGGCTGATGAACTTGCCGCCGCCCCGCGTATCGACCAGGCCTGCAAGCCCCTGCTCTCTATATTTTCCCACCCATCGCTGCAAGGTCCTCAAGCCTATTCCGTGACGAGCCGCAAAAAGCTCAGCGGCCTTACACCTCTTTTCGATAGTTGCAGCAAACCGTTCGAAGTCCACCACTATACCTAATCGGCTGATTGCCTCTTTACGCTTCTTTTCAGGTACGCCTCGTAATTCTCTTGATAGCTTTCCCCCCGGCTCGCTGCGAGCTAATCGCAGGTCGGCAGTTACCGGTATCTGCCAGTAGCTGCCGTTTTTTATCGCTCCCGGCAGTTCGCCGTCGATACACATCCGTCTGATGTGCCGCTTTGTACAGCCCATCAGCTCTGCCGCTTTTTCGATAGTTAGATAGTCGCTCATTCTTTGCTCATGAGTAGTTTATCGAGAATATTACAAGTATTGGCCAGTGCACTTTTCAGGCTATGCAGCAGGTTGATAGACTCTGCATCAAGGTTTATCTGTTTGTCGTAATCGCCGCCCGGCCCGAGGACTACAGGTGCCGGCTCGGGCAGTTCATTAACGATTATCCAGTCGCCGAAGGGTTTGCAATTTTCATTGGAGACGAGCCTGTAAGTTTGATATTTGTGGATATGCCATTTGCCGTATTGCAGAAACTGTATCACCTGATGGCCCAACCCGCACTTGAAGCACCATCCGAAATACGTCCTGATGGTCCGTCCGTATCTGTCAGTATGGCCCTGTTCCGGCATGGAAGGGTACGGTATAGAATTATAGCACTTCGGACAAACCACGTCCGCAATAGTCTTCTGAAAGCCTTGCTGTATTTGATTCTCCGTCTCCATATTTAGCGTCCTTTTTTCTTTTCTCAGGAAGCAGCAGTCAGTTTGGAATAACTCCCTGTTCTGACTGCCGCCGACCCAAAGCTTTAGGCTAATAGGGCAGGCGGGACTTGAACCCGCAAGGAGAGCAGCACTTATTGGCTTGCCTTTGGCTCTCATTGACAAGCCCTAAAGTGATGTTCACACTTTAGTGTTGCTGTGCATCTGCCAATTCTGCCACTGCCCTTCTTAATTTTTCAATACAACTGTTCAGTACCCCCAGCTTTTCAGCTGCACCATGTCCTGATGCCCACCACGCCATCAGCGTTTATTTGCTTTTTCGTTTTGTCTCCTGATATCATTCCAGTAAGTATCGGTACTTTTCTTTCGCCATCCGCGAGGCCCGCCGTTGAAAATCCGGCAGGCGATTTCTTCTTTATGTCTCTCCACCCACCTCGTGATATACAGCTTTGCGATATGCTTTGCCGTTTCGATGCTCTGTGTATCTGCGGTTGTATAATCCGTTCCGTAGTGACTATTGATATCATCGAGCACACCCTGCTGTATCTGCAGCGGGCCGTGCGACAGGCCGCCGTCTCCGTCCGGACAGGCTAATCTGCCGCTCGATTCGGCCTGCCAGATTTTCTCGACTGTCGCATCGAGCCAGTCGTAATATCGCAGCGGGCGGGCGTCCTGCCCACCCGCCGGGGTGATAGGATCAGGCGGCTGCCTGTTGGCTTCTGTGCAGCCGCTCCGGACGTGGTCGCAGCGGCTGCTGAAAGGAGAATCACCATGTGTAAGGTTATTGTCAGCCCCCACACACGGTGGGGGATTACTGTCAAAGGACCGCAGAACATCCGCCGTAGCATCCGTGCCTGCGGCCTCGCCGAGGAGGGTGATGAGCAACAGCCCCGTCAACAGGGCTGTTGCACAGAGATAGCCGCTCGTGGAGGAGGTTCTGGTATTCGACCTACCGAACGGCTGAATTTTTTTCTTGTGGCATTCGCGGAGATGTTTTTTTACGATGCCGATATCATGACCGGACAACCAGTATATTAGCCCTAACCAAAACAGTCGGCCGCCTATTTTTTTCTTGATTTTTCCTTGCATCGCTCTACAGTAATTCTTGGTATTCGACTTTTTATTGTCTCGGGCAAAATGCCCGTTTTCTTTCAATCCTGCGGGTCAGCCGCCCGCCGGAGCTATCAAATTCAACCGGCCACGCTGGCCGGTTGTGAGTAATCGACTGTGATACCGTATTCGGCGAGACGCTCATCGAGTTTTTCGTGAAGGAGTTTTCGGGCGGCTCCGGTAATATCGTCATAGAGGTAAGGAGCGATTGCATTGAGTTTTCGAATCAACAGTTCATCGACCTTGCGGTCGGAATTGAAATTTACGCATTTAACTAATTTGGCCATATTCGAACTTTCGTTTTTTTTTCAGAAAAATCTTGATTTTATCGGCTCCGGTCATATACTTTTACTTGGTATTTGACTTAACTGGCGGCTGTCGCCGATTCTTTTAAGCGATTGCAACGCCAACAGCTGCCTAAAATCTATTTTTAACCCCGATAATCGGGGATTGTTTTCCGGTGTCCAACAAGACTTACGTCTGCCGAACACCAGCCTTAACGGGCGAGCGTCTTGGCTTATATCAGGCTAAAAAGCCTGTTTATTTTCAAACCTGCGTGGTTTCCGGCCACGCAGGGAAAATAATAAATATCAGTCAGGGACGCCCCCTGACTGAAGAACCTCAGTGTTTTCCGTATAGTTAGTTTCGTTTTGTGATGGTCGAGAATCAATGAAAGAGCGGACTATGTCCCGAATGGTTTCGCTAAATGACATACAGCTTCGGACTTTACCGTACGCTTTTATTTGCTCGTAAAGCCCAGGACTAAAATCGATTGTTTTTCTTATCTTTTGGTTCATAGTCTGGCTTATTAAAAATTCGTTCTTACTTTTCAATCATACTTATTGTCGGTAAATATGCAATATAACCTTTACTCTTTTTGTAATATTATGCATACTTTTTAGGCACAGTCAAGCACAAAATATGAAAAAAAGAAGAAAAAGCAAAAAAAAAGTTGTCAGCGGCAAAATAGCCCTAATTCCTGCTTATGACAGGTTTTGCAATCCTAATTATGATGATGAAATTTACAAATGGCAAGGCTGGGGTTTTGTTATTCGTCATCTTCGTGAATATACGAGTATGGATCAAGCCGTTTTTGGCCGTTTATTGCAAGGCTATACACGAGGTCAAATAAGTAGATACGAAATAGAAGATACAGAACCGCCTATTGATTTCTGGGTTAAAATGATGCGTACGTTCGGGGTCAATATCAATTGGGTATACACCGGACAAGGTGAACCCTATATCCGCAAATTTCAAGATAGCGAGGAGAGACTGCGTTTTTTCGAGTGGGCACGGCTTATTAATGAAAAAGAAAACTTCTTGAAAGAATTAAAAGGCTGGCAATAGCGATGGCACACCCCATACAGCGCAATTGCCCAAATTGTAGCAATATAATTCCGATACCCGCCCAGTACGTAGGCAGGGTTAAATGCCGCCATTGTGGTCATATCTTCAAAACCAAAGGTCAATTACATGAGCAACGCAAATATATTCTCGAAAAGTTGGCCGATTTAGAAACCTCCGGCTTTCAATATGTCCGCTGGTTGGCTGCAAATGATGAGTATGTCTGCCCGCTCTGTGCCGAAAAAAACAAACGTCTATTCAAACCTGATGAAGTTAGACAGCTAATTCAAGGTAAGTTCTGTCAAGCCAAGGATTTCTGGCAGGGTTGCCGCTGTATAATCGGATCCGCCAAAAATCCCACAGAAGTTCTTAAAAAACCAAAAAGCAAGTCTCCCGTAAAAGTAGTTACAAGTGTCAAAACTGAAATCAGAAACAGAGAACCAACTACGCTTGTCCAGTTTGATCTTAAAGTGAATAAACGTCGACTCGCCAAGCTTAAGAAAAAATCTCAAAAAGAATAAATTTTAGCCCTTGACACGGCTTTGCCGATAGGTATATTTGAGAAAAACCAAATAGGCGAATGTTTCCGGCATTTGCCAAATGAGCTAATTTCACGCTCTCTGACTGTGGAACCTACAGGCAGAGGGCGTCTTTTTATGCGCCCGCCTGAAACTATAATCCGGAGTCCGGGATGGACTTCTACAAAATGGAAGGGATGCCAAAAATGAAAGCTAAACGACTTGTGCTTAGGTTACACAAAGGTGAACAAATTTCGTTAGGTATGAAAGGTCGGCCGGATGCTATAGGTACAATCAGGTTAGATGATTCATTCCATCTGCAAAATGCCAGACTTGTATTCGAGTATCCGCCTTCTGTCAGTATTTTAAGAAGCAATGCTAAAATAAAAAAATAACAACAGGTACGGATGTCTGTTGAATGATTTCTTTAGATAGGCCATGGAGGTGCCAAAATGAAAGTTAATACCCCTCAATCGTCAGTCGTCAATTACAAATCGTCAATTCTTAAAGGCTGTTTAACCGTACTTCTAATCGCCATTACACTGGCTTTTATGCTGGTCTTTGCCGGGTGTAATCCAGAAGACACCATCACGGCCATCCAGCAGGGTGCTGGCGAAGCTCACTATCAGGCGACTGATCCATGCAGCCCCGTTCAGGTTACCGCTCAGCAGTTAAAGCAGATGACCGATTCAGCCACAATACTGGTAACAACCGCCGCCGCCACAGTTGGCTTTCCTTATGCCAAAGCCATTCTTGGTGCATTGGCTGTTATTCAGGGTGTGCTCGCTTTGGTCCTCGGATGGCAAAAGAAACAAACCCAGACAGCTTTGGAGCAGGTGGTACTCGGCAATGAGGTACTCAAGAAAAAACTTCCTGATTCTACCAATCAAATATTCAAAGATTCCCAAATTGCCCAGTCGCCGGCGACCCAAAAGCAGGTAGCTAAAATTCGCAAACAAGTTGCTGTTTAACAATTTCAGGAGAGTAGTTGCATGAATTCTGCGATATTGCAAATTTTCGGCATTTTGCTAAGTGCTACAGCCACGCTTATCGGTGCCCTTGTACTGTGGAACCTCAAGGCTATCACAAAAAGACTCGAAGCAGTTGAGGCTGAGCAGAAAAAGCTCGCAACACGCAAAGAGACCTGTCAGCAGGAGTTTGTAGGCATCGGCCAGTTCCTGCGAGAATCAGGATACACACGCAAGCGGCTCGATGACACGGTCGAGGCCGTAAAGGGTATGTCGGCCAAGCTCGACGTGGTTTCACAATTGCCGCAGATTGCCGGGCAAATTGCCAGCCAGACGGTCAAGGAAATGATGTCATACGTGAATAAAGGATAAAAAAATGGGGACTGAACCGGAAATACTAAAGATAAAACTTGCACGCAAACGCATACTTAGCTTTCTCAATATGATGTATCCCACACCTCTGCAGGTCGGGACCATCTACGATTCGATTGGTTATATCGACTCGACTTACGATATGCAGTTATTCCAAAAAGACCTGGCATACCTGAAAGCCAAGGACTGGATAGAGTTCGTTGATGAAAAAATCGGTGGAGCTGCTCGGTTCAAGAATAAGGTCATCTGCCTGACGGCTACCGGCAAAGAGATAGCAGAGCAAACGCAGACCGACCCTGCGTTGGAGATATGAGCCGATGGATTATAAATTTTACCCAAAACCTTTTGACGTCAATTCGCCGCCGCCGGGACCACCGAATCGCGACGGCCGTATATGGCCGTTTGCTGGTTGGGTAGAGACAAAGGATTCAAAAAAACGTACCGCTGAATATCGACAAAGGCTTAACGAGTATGGACAAAATTTAGAGAAAGGACACTTAAAATGAAAAAGCTGATTCTACTAACGCTTCTGCTAACATCAATCTGTTATGCAACTGCCACTTTCACGGCATCCGAGAATTCATATTACGGCCGAACCTCGTCCGCAAAGAAGCTGACGGCAACTATCACACCTACTACGGCGTCGGACGCCAACTCCAGCGATCGTGCAACTGCCGGCATTTACGGCATAGCCGACAGGATCACAATTGCAACTACGGGAACCGATACCGTCTTTGGAGTTATCGTCAAGGACGAAAACGCAATCACTATATTCTCGAAGTCCGATTGCAATACCGTCCAGACTCCGCTGTCTTATGCACTTTATGAAGATGACACCGAAGGCAATCCGCACAAAGGCATTCCGGTCATGGGTCTTTTGTATTTTGACGCCAACGGCATTGCCTATACGAGTGAGCAGCAGACGGTACAGATAACCAGCGATGCAAACGACCCCTGCAGCGGCACGTTTGAATTGACTTACGATGATGTCAATACTACGCCGCTTGCTTATGACATTAACTCTGCCGGGCTCGAAGCTGCCCTCGATGCACTTTCATCTATAAACGATGTTACCGTGGAAGGCAACGACCTGCCCGGCGACACCAATGTTATGACGGTCACTTTTGGCGGAACGCATTATGGGGCCGATCTCGAATCGATGACGACTGATGTCAGCAATCTCGCAGCCGATACCAATGATGCCACGATAACCGGTACCGTTACCGAGTCGGTAGCAGGCGATTACAACCTGGATACCATTACCGTAACTATTTATTACAGGGACGAAAGATACTGATCTGTCATGAGCAAAAACAGAAGGACACACAGTTCTATCGACAAGCTGCCGGCTGACTTGCGTGATACTTTGACTCGCATGATAGTCGACAACGAATGGCCGGACGACTTCGATTTTTCGTTCCATGAACCACGTCGTGTTGGTGAGGAGCGATACAATGGCAAACCTCGATACACCGACCTGCTTTTCTACTGTGCCCAAAAAAAATACAGGGTCTCCGAATCGGCGATAGGGCGATTCGGTATGAGAATGCGAATGCTGGCACGAATGAAAAATGCCGGTGTTGTTGTCCGCGACGTAATGCAGGACCTGACCGCCGAAAAAGCTTCCGAAACTCAGAAGGCCGTCGCTGAAATGATCACGGCGGTAACTATCGATTTTGTCAGCAGTAATGACAACTTCGACGCCAAAGAGATCAAAGATATCGCCCGTGCAATCAAGGACTGCACTCTGGTAAGTATCAATGCTGATAAGTATATCCGCGAGCAAGTGGGTAAAAAAGTACAGGCTGCTGCCGACTCGACAAAGAAGAAGCTTACCAAGGCCGGCGTTAATCGAAAACTTATACAGGAAATCATAGATGAGCATTTAGGAGTAGTGAAATCGTAAAGAAAGCCGATACATTACCGCAAGGTTATTTCCTGCCATACCAGATTGCCTGGATACTCGATGAAAAGCAGGCAATGGTTTCAGAAAAAGCCCGTCGTGTCGGTATGACTTATGCTGACAGCTATAAGACCTGCAGAGATAGAAATAAAAACGATATCCGCCGCGATCTTTGGTTTAGTTCGGCGGACGAATCTGCTGCGTTTGAATATGCCCTTTACTGCAAGCAATGGTGCGAGCTGATGGAAATAGTTGTAAAAGAAGTTCTTGAACAGCTCGAGGACGAACAAGGATATAAATATAACAATTATGTTGTCGAATTCCCAGCCGGACACCGTGTCAATTGTATGACCAGTAATCCCCGCCGATTCCGTTCCAAAGGCGGCGATGTGGTTCTCGATGAATTTGGCTGGCATGATAAGCCGGGCCCAATGCTCGATGCAGCTTTACCGACTACGACTTGGGGTTATAATATACGAATCCTCTCAACACATAACGGCGAAGAATCTGAATTTAATCGTATTATTGAATTGACGAATCGTGTTTTGCGAGGTGAAGCGACTTTTGACGAGCTACATTCGCTGCATTGGTCCCTGCACAGAACCACAATTGTGGATGCCGTCAATCAGGGACTGGCGGAAAAGATTTACAATCTCGACCATATCGACCTCGAAGCCCGCGATAAATTCCTGGCTGAATGCCGTGCTCGTTGCCGTAATGAGGATGCCTGGAACCAGGAATATATGTGCAAGCCTTCAACAGCACTAACGGCCCTCATACCTTATGAACTATATCAATCCTGCGAGGACCCGAGTTGCCTGCAGCCTCTTGTTCCACATACCGAAGACCGCCGCGAATATTTTCTCGGCGGCGATATCGGTCGCGAGAAGCACCTGACCGTCTTTTGGATTTGGGAGCGGGTCGGCGATGTTCTTGTCTGCCGGAAAATTGTCAAGCTGCACAAAACGCCTTATCACGTACAGGAACAATGTGCCGCTGACCTTTTGAGTAATCATAACATTTTGCGTGCGTGCCTCGACGCGACAGGTATAGGTGACATGCTTGTCGAGGCACTCCAAAATAAATTCGGTACATATCGCGTCGAGAAGATTAAATTCACCGGCCCAATTAAAGAGCACCTGGCATCCTTAGTACGAGGTCAGATGGAGGATAAAAGGCTAAGGGTTCCTGCTGGCCGTGCAATCAGGGAGAGTTTCCACTCTGTTCGCAAAACAGTAACTGCTGCCGGCAACATTCGCTTTGATGCTGCCAGTACCGACGCAGGCCACGCCGATGAGTTCTGGGCTGCAGCAACGGGTCTCGAAGCTGCTCAAACCGGCGTGATACCGCAATGTATATTACTTTAAGGTATACAAATGACAATAAAGCAAAAATTTGGTCGCTGGGTAGCTGAGAAAGCCTTCGGGCTTAGTCAACTGGCTCAGATGTGGCTGGCTGGTACGGACATACCGGACAGCAGCAAGAGCAAGCCGAACAAGCCTTATAAGCAGGTAACACTGGTCTATACCTGCGTTAATAAAAGTATTCGTTCTATAGCCGGCCTGCCGCTTGTGCTTTCGACTGTTGACGAAAAGCTAATCGAGTCCGGCCCTGCTTACGACTTATTGCTGAACAATCCCGCTATGAGCTGGCAGCGGTTCGTCAGCCAGGCCATCGGCCATTACGCCTTGACCTGCGATGTATTCTTTATCTTTATTGATACAGATGGCACCCGGCCAAAAGAAATCCGGATAGTATCCGGCAAACAGATGCACCCTGTCACGCACGATCACTCGGCAAAAGGTGTGCTGCTTGGCTGGGAGTTTAGGGGTGTAAACGGAGAGCGAACAAGGTTCGGACTCGATGAGGTCTATCAATGGAAAAACTTCAATCCCTACGATCGCTTTCACGGCCTCGGTCCTGTCGAAGCCGCCCAACTCAATATCAACTACAGCTTCGCCGCCGACCTCTATAATTCATCAGCCCTGGCCAACGGTGCCGAGCCCGGTGCCGTCCTTACGTCTCAGGGGCGCCTTGACCGCGATCAGATAGAACTACTTCGCAGCCAGTTCGATTCACGACACAAAGGTGCCGGCCAGGCCAAACGGACGGCTGTGTTAACCGGCGGCATGGATATAAAGTCAATCGCGATGAAGATGACCGATATGCAAGTCGCCAAGATTACGGCGATGAGCGACAACAAGATATGTTCGGCCTTCGGTGTACCTCCAGGCGTTGCAGGCCTGATTACCGAAGCCCAGTATTCGCACGGCCCGGCGATGCGAGATTTCATCTTCAATACTATCCTGCCGTTGGCCAAGCTCTTTGGCAGTGAAATCACAGCGGGAATACTTTCTAAATTCACAGGTGCGAAGTGGATATCAAATGACTTTCCACTCACTGATCCGAAAGATGCAAAATACTATTGCGGCAGTCGCAGCCGATCGTTGCGGACAAACAAATACTTCCGGCAGGCCCGAAGCGGAGCACTCGCCGCACAGAGAAAAGTTTTTGCCTGGCTCGATGCAAGCCAGCATCCGGTTGTCCAGGAGCATCAGCGTGAGACTGCCGAAAAGGTGCTTAAGTTTACCGAGGCCGGCGTCCCATTAAACGATCTTATCGAGACGCACGATCTGCCGTACGAACAGACCGAAGCCGGAAAACACTGGTGGGTCACAATGGGGCGGGTTCCAGCCAGTTATATTCTTGAAGCCGGAGTTGAAGGCATCACAGGACCATCCCTGCCAGAAGGCGAGCCCGCCGGTGAAGATGAAGGCAAGTCCACTGATTCGACATACGAGATACGAGGTACGCAATACGAAACAAAAGCCGATGAACAGCAGCGGCTGCGAGTATGGCGGAACTGGGTTATCTCGTGGGCCGGCCTCGAACGCGAGTACAGCGATACGATGCGTCAATACTTCCTGCGGCAGCAGCGGGTGCTAATCACCAAGCTCAAAAAGGCTTTGACTGATTTCGGTAAAAAAGATGTCACCAAAGACGATACCGACAGCATTGTCGCACGTATCGTTTTTGACTTGAGATTCGAGAACCAAAAAATCAAGGTCATCAATCATACATTCTTTGACAAGGGCAGTGAATTAGGTATTCGCCAAAGTCTGTCCGAGGTACTGGGATTGAGCGGTGACGAGCTCGCAAAGCAAGCTGACCAGGTCAAACGCTCTGCCGCTATAAAGAAATCGCTTATTACCTCATCTCATAAAATCACCAGTATCAATGCTACTACGCAAAACACGATCGCCAAGCAGTTGCGCAGCGGCCTCGATAAAGGCGAGGGTCTTAACGAGCTCACAGGCCGTATCAAAAAAACACTCGGCTCTAACAGGGCCAGGGCTTTGAGTATCGCACGCACACAAGCAGCGGGGGCCGTTGACAGCGGTCGGCACGCGGGTATGAAAGCGGCCGGCGTGGAATTGAAAGCCTGGATCACAAGCGGCGATGATAACGTTCGTAATACCCACAAAGCCGCCGGCGTTACTTACGCCAAGGGCATCTTTATCGACCAGGCATTTGAAGTGGGCGGCGAGTCGCTGATGTATCCGGGCGATCCTGCAGGCTCGGCTGCCAATATCATCAACTGCCGCTGCCTCGAGATAGCACGCAAGGCAGCCGGCAAAACATTCGACCTGACGTATTACGCTAACAAACAATTTTATTCTTATCCGGATATGCAAAAAGCACAAACCGAAATTAAGGACAACGAAAATGGAAAAGACTAAATTCTTTTTTGCCCAGGTTAAAAAAATAGACGAAGAATCCCGCACTCTTGACGCGATAGCTTCCACGAGTGACCTCGACAGACACAAAGATGTTGTACTGCCGAGTGCCTTCGAGAAAAGCCTCAAGCCCTTCAAGGACAATCCTGTCATCCTGGCCTGTCATCAGCATCGGCTCTCTACCGGTAATTCACCGGTGATCGGTTCGGCAATTCCTGACAGTATCAAAATAGCAGAGAAAAAAGTGCTCTTTACGATGCGATTTGCTAAGACCGACCTTGGCGAGGAATACTGGCAGCTCTACCGCGAGCGGCACATGCGTGCCTTTAGTATCGGCTTTATCCCGCTGGAATACGAAGACAAGAAAGATGAAAAGCTTGGCTGGATTCGCACTTACA